GACCTCGGAAGCATCCTCGACCACGATGCTGAGCGGGACCAACGCGCTTCGCGTGGTCTGCACGGCGGCGTGCTGGATCGCAACATCGGTGTCGAGCGGGGCCACGGTGGCGACGGCGCCCACCTATCTCCCGGCCGGTCAGGTTGGGTGGCTGCGGAAGAATCCGGCGACGGAGGTGTTCGTTCGTGTGATCGGCGCATCCGGCACGCTGGAGATCACCGAGGCCAATCGCTGATGGGCACTGCCGTCAACAACCTGCCTGCGGTCGCGGCGGCGGCGGATGACGACTATGTGGTCGTCTACGACACGTCCGGGGCGATTGTCGGCAAGATGCTGCGGTCTGTCCTGCTGGGCGTTGGATCGACAGTGCAGGGCTATGACGCGCAACTGGCGGCGATTGCTGCCCTGGCGCGCACCGATGGCAATATCATTGTCGGCGACGGCTCGACTTGGGTTGCGGAGAGCGGGGCGACAGCGCGGACCAGTCTTGGGCTAATCATTGGCACGGACGTACAAGCCTACAACGCGCTGCTAGCGGCCATCGCCGGGCTGACGCCGACAGACGGCAACATCATTGTCGGCGACGGTGCGACGTTTGTTGCAGAAAGCGGGGCGACGGCGCGGACATCGCTGGGCTTGGGCGCTGGAGATACGCCGACGTTTGCCGGCATGAACGACGGCCCCCTTGCTGGGCTCCGTAACGCACTGATGAACGGTTGTTTTCGCGTATGGCAGCGCGGAACGTCCTTTACCTCTGCCACCACGCCCGCCAATAACGACGATACCCACCTCGCAGATCGCTGGTGCCTGCTGTCGGATGGTAACGACATTTTGGATGTAAGCCAGGAGACGACGACCGTCCCGACGGGCAACTACGCGGCGGCGAAACTGGACGTGGAAACCGCGAACAAGCGAGCCGGGCTGGCGCAGTTCATTGAAGCACGCGACGCCGCCAAGCTCATCGGCTCGACCTGTACGTTTTCGGTCAAAGCCTGCAAGGGTAGTTCCAATGCCACGGTCGATTCTATTCGACTGATTGTCGCGGCTTGGTCCGGAACAGCGGACAGCTTGACGAGCGACATTGTGTCCTCGTGGGGTACAGAGGGGTCTAGCCCGACACTCGCGGCGAATTGGACCATCGAGGGCGCTGCGACCGGAACTCTGACGGACACGTTCCAGACCTTTTCGGTCTCTGCGGCCATCGACACGGCCAGCGCGAAGAACATTGCGGTGTTCGCGATGATTGAGAATGACGACGCGACGGTTGGCGATCTGGTTTACCTCGCGGGCGCACAACTTGAGCTTAGCTCGGTCGCAACGCCCTTCGAGTTTCGGCATTACAACGCAGAACTCGCAATGTGTCAGCGGTACTGCGAAGTCATTGGCTATGCGACGAACGGCATCGTCGCCGTTGGCCACGCAATCAGCACTGCCAACGCATATTTCGACATCGTCTATTCGGAAAAGCGCGCCGCGCCAACCATCGTGCTGACCGGAACGTGGGACGCGATCAACGCTAGTTTCGGCGGCGCGAAAACGGGCACTGCGGCGGCAAGCACTATAGGCCGCCGGAATGCCCTCGTGGTGTTCTCCGGTAGCGGCGGCAGCAATTTGGCGGCCGGTGACGCGACATGGATTCGCAATACGTCAGCCGGGGGCAACGCGCGGATGGAGGCCGAACTATGACGGTCGAGTACGAGGGAATCGAAATGGGGATTCTCGGCGTTGTTGCGGTTCGTCGGCTATCCGATGGCGCAACGATACCTCTAGATCCGGAAAACGCGGACTATCAGGAAATCGTGCGGCTGGGCATCGAAATCACACCCCCCCAGGACTAGCCATGCGCCGTCAATTCCACGCCACCGACAAGGGCTTTGCCGTCTCGCATGTGCAGGACGTGCAGCCCGTGCTTGAGCGCAACAAGGCGCTCCAGAACAACGGCGGGTCGAAGGACAAGGAACTGCGCTACGTCGCCTCCATCCCTCCGGTGATCTGGTACCAGTGGATGCAGGAATCCGGACTGCCGGCCGGGGCGTTCCTGCGCTGGTCGCGGCCCGAGTTTATGGGCTTCGTCCGCAAGAAGCTAAATTCTTCCGAATGGCAGTGGCTGAAGACAATCCCGGGAAAGGTCTGACATGGCGATCACGACCTATGCCGAGTTGAAGACTGCCGTCGCAAACTACCTGAATCGCGACGACCTCACCTCGCGCATTCCCGAGTTTGTCGCGCTGGCCGAGGACCGCATCCGCCAGGACACGCGGCTTCGTGTGCGCGCGATGGAGACGAGCAACGCATCATTCACCATCGACAGCCGGACGGAAAGCCTGCCCACGCGCTTCATCGCCATGCGCCGGTTCTATCTGAACAGCGACCCGGTCAAGGTGCTGGAATATCTCGCCCCGGACAGCTTCTGGAGCCGATGGGCGGGATCGGAGACGGGACAGCCGGTAGCCTACACCATCGAGGGCGAGAATTTCGTCTTTGGCCCGGCCCCGGATACATCCTACACCGGGACGGTTCTGTACTACCAATCCTTCGCCGCATTGAGCAGTGACAGCGACACGAACTGGATACTGACCAATGCGCGCGGCCTGCTGCTGTACGGGGCCTTGCTGGAATCCGCGCCCTATATCGGCGACGACCCTCGGCTTGTGACCTGGGCGGCGCTGTATGACGACATGGCGGAGAAGGTGGAACGTGCGGACAAGCGCGACCGCTTCCCGCCGGGCGTCGTCTCCCGACCCCTGGGGGCGCAGGTGGTATGAGTGACTGGACGGTTCCGTTTGCGGACCCGTGGGACGGGCGCGGTCCGCCTGCCGTGTTTCCACAGGCACCGCAGCCGTCCATCTGGCAGCGCGCGGACAATGTGGCGCGCGGCGTCCTCGGTCCCGCCTACGGGCCTGTGAATGCGGCTGCGCAACTGTTCAACCCGATGACCGATTTCCGCTTGATGCAGCAGGGCGGCCGGGAAATGATGGAGGGCAAGCCGATTCAAGGCGCGGCCAACTCGTTGACGGGTTTCCTGTCGATGTTCGGGCCGGGCGACGAAGCGATGGACCTGCTCAAGCTCGGGGCGATGGGAGCGATGGGGGCAAAGCGAGCCATGCCGATGGGCGAGGCCAGCCGCATGGCTCGCGCAAAAGAACTGGGCTACAGTGACGAGCCATTCTACCGGGGCCAGAAGGACACCCCGACAGAGGGCGCTGTCGCCTTCTACTCGCGCGACCCGGAAACTGCGGCTGGGTTCGGCAAACCCCTGGAATATCGGCTGCAAATGAACCGCCCGCTAAGGTTCGGCGAGGATGTGACCGTTCAAGATTTTTATGATGCAGCCAAGGGGGTTGAGGCGGTGGCTGGCCCTGATGCCGCGCGAAAAATGCTTGACGCCGTTCCTTTGCAAGGCGATTGGGATTTAGCGCGGCTTGCGAACATTGTCGAAAAACACGGCGATGTGAAGTTGATGCCCGGCGCGGCGCTCCATCAAATGATGGAGATTGCCGCAGGGGATGCTGTTGCGCCGCTACGCGCTGCCGGGTTTGATGCTATCGACACCGGCCGCGACGTGCGGATGCTGAAGAACTTCGGCCAACGCCTCAAAGAGGCGGCATTCGACCCAGACAAGCGGGATTCACGCAAATTGCTAGCCGGAATTGGGGCTGGCGGTTTAGCTGTGGGGCTCGGGGCTACAGCGGTGCCGTCCGAACATTAGGCGCGAACGGCTCTCCGTATTTGTCCCGGTGCATCTCGCAGTAGTTGCCCCAAGCCTCCTGCGGATCGGTCTGGCCATCCACCAGGGACTTACCCAGCGCCATTCTCCACAGGTTCTTGTCCATTAGGAACGTTGCCCGGTCGATATCAATGGGCACGCTGTTGGCATTTAGAACGTAGGTATGAAACATGGCTGCTTCCCTGCGTTTTGGCTTCGGTGCGGAAGCCCACATTATACCACAAAGGCCGCTAAATATGTGCAAATCAAGAGACACAAAGGGCGCTTTCGTGCGCCTGCCGGGAAGTTGATGCGGGTCTCCCAGCGCATCTCCATGGCGGCGCAGATGGCTCCTAGGCCATCCCAGAAGCGCGTGCTGCCGTTCGGCGAGTGGATGCCCGCTCCCTGGGGGTGCAGGTGGTATGAGTGACCTCTTTCCGCCGCAGCCCAGCCTGTTCCCGCAGGTGGACCCTCGCGATGCCATCATGGCTTCGATCTTCGATCAGAACATTACGCATCGCGGGTCACTTGTGCCGCTTGGCAGAACAGCGACCGGCGAGACGACATTTGCCACGCCGCAGTTCCTAGTGGATATGGTACGGCGCTTCATGCTGCCAGGGGCTGCCCTAAAGGGCTACATGGCACAGCCGAACGAAGTCACAGGCATGGCGCTCGATGTCGCGGGCGGCGGTCTGGCCGTTGGCAAAGCGCCTGCCGGGTCGCTGGCATCCAATGCCGTTCGGCGTAATGCGGACGCGCTTCCGATGGACGAAGCGAGCCGGATGGCGCGGGCTGTAGAACAGGGATACACAGTGGACGCCTATCACGGATCGCCACGTGACTTGCAATCTATAAATCGCCTTCCGCCAGGAAGCGTCCGCGCTAGCAAACACGAATTGATTGGCGAAAGTAATGGGATGAATGCGTTGGGTTCTTGGCTTTCGTCGCGAGGCGACGAAGCGGGGGCCAGCATGTACGCAGGGAAGGGCGGGGCTGTTTATCCGGTCCAGGCAAGAATTAAGAATCCGCTTGTGATAGAAGGCGCTGGCAGCAAATTGCCCGATGGAACGGATTCCGCGTTTGCTGGCCTTTATGAATTAATTGACAAATATACTAAGGGTGCTGGCGGCTCTATTCAAAATAGGGACATGGAACCAGTGCGCCGCGCGCTTTTAGATCAAGGTTACGACAGCGTAGTCCTTCGGAATACCGTCGGTGACTCCGCACATCCACAAGACATCTACATCATGTTGAATGACGGCAACATCCGCTCCCGCTTCGCCGCATTCGACCCCGCTCGGTCAGATAGCGCGGACCTGCTGGCAATGAACGGCGCGGGCGCTTTGCCTTTGTCTGTGTTTCCCCATGCGACACAACAAGGGGCCGCGCAGGAAGATGTGCCCATCGACCAGCAGATCATCCGATTCCTGACCGAGACGGCACCCCGGCTGAACATGCGGGACACGATCTGATGAAACTCTCTCAACGCATCATGGCTGCATCGCAGATGGCTCCTAAGCCATCCCAGAAGCGCGTGGTGCCCTTTGGCGAGTGGATGCCCGACCGTCCCGAATACATCGGCAACGCGGCGATGCAGGCGCTCAACGTCATTCCTTCCGCCGATGGTTACCGGCCTTTTCCCAGCCTGTCGGTGGAGACATCGACCCTCGACGCGCGCTGCCAGGGCTTCGCTGCTGCCCAGGACAGCGCGGGCAACGTCACCTTGTACGCCGGGGACGCGACCAAGCTGTACAGCCTGGGCCTTGGCACATCGACATGGAGCGATGCGAGCAAGTCCGGCGGCTATTCAACAACAGCCGACGACAGTTGGGAGTTCGCGCTGTACGGCTCGACCTTCATCGCGACGAACTACACCGACGCGGTGCAGTCGATCACCCTGGGCGGCACGGCCTTCGATGACCTGATCACCGGCACGAATAAACCCAAGGCGCGGCATATCGATGTGGTGCGCGAGTTCGTCGTCCTGGGGAACACGAATGACGCGACGGACGGCGTGAAGCCAAACCGGGTGTGGTGGTCCGCCATCGACAACCCGTTGAACTTCGATCCTGCCGCAGCCACGCAATCGGACTATCAGGACATCCCGGACCTGGGATGGGTGCAGCGCATCGTCGGCGGAGCGGAATACGGGTTGATCTTCATGGAGCGCAACATCGTCCGCATGACCTATGTGGGTTCTCCGCTGGTGTTCCGCTTCGACACCATTGACCGCCGCCGTGGCACGCCTATCCCCAATTCCGTGATCGGGTTCGGGCGGCTGGTGTTCTACATCTCCGAGGAAGGCTTTTTTGTCACCGATGGCTCGGATTCCCAGCCCATCGGGCAGAACAAGGTGGATCGGACCTTCTGGGATCAGTTCGACACGACCTATATCTCGCGCGTGTCGGCGGCCATTGATCCGGTCAACAAGTTGGTCATGTGGGCTTTCCCCGGCACGGGATCGACGGGCGAGGCCAATGTCGTGTTTGCCTACAACTGGGCGGACGGGCGGTGGTCGCAGATTGCTGTTGACGTGGAATGTCTTGCGCGGGTGCAGAACAGGGGCCTGTCGCTGGACGAACTGGACACGATTTCCACAGATCTGGACGCGCTGCCCTTCTCGCTGGATTCCCGCGCCTATACGGGCGGCGAAGTGAAACTGTCGGCAATGGATACATCGCACCGGCTGGCCTATTTCGACGGGCCGAACCTGGCCGCGACGATTGAAACGCCGCTTGTGGACCTTGGGCGGCATTCGATGGTCAACCGCCTGCACCCCTTGGTTGGTGCATCCCTATTGCTGCTAACAGAAACCGGCGATCCGATCCTTGATGAGGACGGCGAGGAAATCCTGATCGGCACGGTGACGGCGCAACTGGACAGCCGGGCCGCGCTTCACGACGACGAAAACTTCGGCACCGCCGGGACGATGAACGACAACGGCGACGTGACGCTGCGAGGCTCGGGCCGCTATCACAAGGTCCGCGTCTCCATCGATGCGGGCACGCCTTGGACGCATGCGCAGGGCGTGGAGGTGACCATGCCGGCGATGGGTGTGCGCTGATGAGCGAACTTTTCCCGTCCATGCCGTCTCTTTTCCCCGATGAAAGCCCGTATGCGAACATGAACAGCGCGGCGGAAACGCTTGGCTTATCGCCGCAAGAAATAATGCTGTATCGCCATCATCTTGCAAATCTTCTCAAGGGAGGCATCCAGAATCCCGATGGGTCGGTTTCGACGGCTCTTGTGATGGGAACCAATATCGACGGCCGAGAATATAATTTGCCGACAGTATGGAATAACCAAGTTCTGTCGCCCTTGGACTCAATCCGCTCGGCGATTTCAACGGGGTTGCAAAACTGGCCGTCTTACAGAACGCCGCAAGAGGCGGATGCACGCTATCAGGCTATGCACGATTGGATGGCGCGCGACGCTGACATAAGGAGGCGTTGACGTGCCCGTGACCTCGCCCCGGTCGGGCAGCCCGCAGTCCGGCGTCTATGCCCCGACGATATGGGGCGACATCCGGGAGTGGTGCCGGAAGATCGCGGAAGCCTGCGAGGCGGCGCTTGAGGGCAAGGTCCGGTCGGTCGGGACGGTGACGCTGACGGCGGACGCAGCGACCACGACAATCACGGATCGGCGCATCGGCGTGGAGAGTTTCGTGCAGTTCATGCCGCTGACCGAGAACGCGGCGGGGGAGCTCGGCTACTACGTCAGTTCACAGACGGACGGATCGTTGGTTTTGGCGCATGCCACTGACTCGCGGACAGACCGGACGTTTCGGTACGTGATTCTGGGCTAGGCAGGCAGGCGCCGTCGCCGCAGATCAACTGCACGGCCATCTGTGCCGCTCCGGCGCAACCCGACAATCCGAGACAGATCAAGACCGCGATGATGTTTCGCATCCGGTCAGGATAGCAGGAATCCCGACATGGGGTGTAGACGGAAAAAATATTCTCAACAACCCATTTGGAACGGCGTTTCTGCATAGCCCATATTGCCCCTGTTGAAACCGACAGGAGGTCACGTTGTCAGTACGTCTTCTCACATTCAATCAGTTCTGCCGCGACTACCACGTGTCGCGGGGGACCGTTTACCGC